AATTGGGGGAAATGAGGGATCAGTAAAACCTGAATTTTTCATTCAAGGTAATTTGAAGATGCAAGAAAAATATGGCAATAAATATCCTTGGTCAACTGAATTGAAATAGAATTAAGACAAACATCTGCCGCGGGTTGGTGAAAGGGTATCACAGAGGACTCATAATCCTCAGTCTCTAGTTCGAATCTAGAACCCGCAACCAAATCCATCCAAAGATATTTTTTAGCAATATTCATGAATGGCTCCCGATCCGTTGAAGTATAATTTCAATATCACGAAATCAAGAAATTCACATAAATATTATTATATCTGTTTATTATGTATAGTTGATCATTATTCTATTGACTTTCAATGCCTTTATATTTATAATATGAGGACTACTGGAGAAATTGATGCGCTTTTATACAAATGTAATACAATATGGTAATAAAATTTTAGTCCGAGGAATAAATAAAGGCAAAAACGTTCAAGATAAAATAGATTTTGCCCCAAGTTTATACGTTAGAACACATAAACCTTCACAATATAAATCGATTTATGGACAATCTCTAGAACAACTAGAATTTGAATCCATAAATGAAGCAAAAGATTTTGTGAAAAGGTATAAAGATGTTCAAGATTTTCCCATATTCGGTAATACCAATTTCTCTTATCAATATATAACTAAATTTTTTCCTAATGATATAGATTTTGATATATCCTTGTTGAAAATTTGGACATTAGATATTGAGACATCTGCAGAATTTGGATTTCCGAATGTGAATGATCCTCTAGAGGAAATATTACTAATTACTATACAGGACTATAATACAAAAGAAATTATATCGTGGGGATCCAAACATAGCACAGCTGTAAAATCAAATCATAGATATATTCGTTGTGCAGATGAATATGATTTATTAAAAAAATTTATTGAATATATTTCTTTAGAATATCCTCATATAATTACTGGTTGGAATATTGAATTTTTCGATATTCCTTATATCTGTAATAGAATTAAAAAAATTCTGGGTGAGGACTCTATGAAAAAATTGTCTCCTTGGAATTTGGTAAATCAAAGAGAAATTACTAGATTCAAAAATATTGAAACTGTATTTGATATTTTAGGTATTTCTATTTTAGATTATTTAGATTTATATAAAAAGTTTACTTATACTGCGCAAGAATCCTATAAGTTAGATCATATTGCCAAAGTAGAACTTGGTAAAGAAAAAATAGATTATGGCAAATATGATTCTTTTAGAATGTTCTATAAAAATAATTGGCAGAAATTTGTAGAATATAATGTTGTTGACGTTGAACTTGTAGATCAACTCGAGGATAAAATGAAGTTGATTGAACTAATTTTGACTATGGCATATGATGCTAAATGTAATTATGTAGATGTGTTTTCTGCTGTTCGAACTTGGGATTGTATTCTATATAATCATTTATGGAATAAAAATATTGTAGTGCATCAAAGGGATGAAAATAGAAAAGGTAGGCAGATTGAGGGAGCGTTTGTTCAAGAACCAGTGCCAGGGAAATATGACTGGGTAGTTTCATTTGATGCTACAAGCCTTTACCCTAGTATCATTATGCAATATAACATGTCACCTGAAACTATTATGCCCAATGGAACAGATGTTACTGTTAATACTTTACTGAATAAAGAACACCATCTCGATTCATTAAAAAAAGATAATCTTTGTATGGCTGCAAATGGTTATAAGTTCAAAACAGATAAACAAGGAATCTTTCCAGAGATAGTGCAAAAATTATTTGATGATCGACAAAAGTATAAGAAGTTAATGATTGCCGCTCAGAAGGAAATGCAGTTAATAGAAGAAGAAATACGAAGAAGATCACCATAGTATCAAAAAGTGTGAGAGGAGAAATTAAAAATTAAATCCACATGTTAGTATTGTGGTAAAACAGAAACTGCCATTAATATGAAAAGATGGTATTTTGAACATTGCAAGAGGAAAACATGAATATCAAAAATCTTTCTATGGAGGAACTGCAAGCGCTTCGAAAAGACACTGAGAAGAAAATTTCTAGCTTAAATAATTATCAAATGGCTAGAAAAATTCAACTCAATAGTCTTTTCGGTGCGCTTGGTTAACTAAGGTAACGAATACTTTAGATTTTATGATGATAGGATAGCCGAGGGAATAACCATAACGGGGCAATATGTAATTAGAACGGTAGGCAAGGCTTTAGATGGATATCTTAATAAAATATGCTCTACTAACGATCATACTTATTCTTTCTATTCTGATACTGATGCGTGCTATATTACATTGGATAACTTAGTTAAAAAATTCTACAATAATATTTCTTCAGATAAACTTGTAGAAATTCTTGACAAGATTTGTACAGAAAAGATAGAAAAGGTTATTAATGAGGCATGCGATGATGTTATGTCTTATACCAATGCCTTTGAAAAGAAAGTTTATTTTAAACGTGAAGTTATTGCTGAAAGAGGTATTTGGGTAGCCAAGAAACGTTATGCGCTTAATGTTTATAATAATGAGGGTGTTCAGTATAAAGAACCCAAATTAAAAGTTATGGGATTAGAAATAGTTAGATCCTCGACACCTGAACCTGTTAGAAAAGCATTGAAAGCCGCAGTTAATCTGGCTCTAACGAAGACGGAGGCACATATTCAAAAGTATATACGAGATTTCGAAGAAGAATACAAAACATTAAAAGCAGAAAATATTGCATTTCCTAGAAGTGTAAATGGGGTTGAAAAATATAGTGACAAATCGTCTATATATCGACAAGGCACTCCTATGCATGTAAGAGGAGCCCTATTATACAACTACTATCTAAAGGATAAAAAATTAGATAAAAAATATGAATTGATAAAAGAAGGCGATAAAATTAAATTTTTATATTTGAAGGAGCCCAATACAATAGGGGAAAATTGTATTGCTTTTATTTCTTCAATACCTGAGGAATTTCAATTGACAAAATACGTAGATTATAATATAATGTTCGAGAAGTCTTTTCTTGAACCACTAACAACTATTCTAAATGGTATTGGTTGGTCTGCTAAACCAATTGCTACATTAGAAGGGTTATTTACATAGGAATTACTATGTCGCTAATAGATAAATTAAAAAAGAATTCCACAATAAAAGAAACCGAAATTTTAGAAAAATCTAAATTCTTTTCTAAAAAAGATATGATTCAAACGTCTGTTCCTATTATGAATGTAGCATTGTCAGGAAGCTTAGAAGGTGGGCTAACACCAGGTTTAACTGTTTTTGCTGGACCATCTAAGCACTTTAAAACTGCATTTTCTTTACTATGTGCAAAGGCATATCTGGATAAATATGAAGATTCTATTGTTTTATTTTATGATTCTGAGTTTGGTAGCCCTGAGTCTTACTTTAATAATTTCGGTATTGATAGATCGAAAGTATTACATACTCCAATTACCGATATTGAGCAACTAAAATTTGATATCATGTCCCAGTTAAATAATATTGAGAGGGGAGACCATGTTATTGTTGTAGTAGATTCTGTGGGAAATTTAGCATCCAAAAAAGAAGTTGAGGATGCGTTGGAAGGCAAATCTGTAGCAGATATGACTAGAGCCAAACAGATGAAATCTCTATTTAGAATGGTAACCCCCCATTTAACTATTAAAGATATTCCCATGATAGTTGTTAATCATACTTATTCAGAAATAGGTATGTTTCCTAAACAGATCGTATCTGGTGGTACTGGGTTGATATATTCGGCGGATAATATTTTTATTATTGGCAGACAACAAGAAAAAGATGGTGCTGAAATAGTGGGTTACAACTTTATTATAAACGTTGAGAAATCTAGATTTGTTCGTGAAAAATCTAAAATACCTATCGAGGTTTCGTTTGAGGGGGGAATCAGCACTTGGTCGGGATTATTAGATATCGCACTTGAAGGTGGTTTTGTAGTTAAACCTTCAAACGGTTGGTATTCTCATAAGAATAGTGAAAAAAAATTGAGACTGAAGGATACATATACAAAAGAATTTTGGATGCCTGTGTTGTCTAACAAAGATTTCAGGGAGTATATTGAAAAAACTTATAGAATAGCTGGCACCACAATGTTAAATAGTAACATTTCTATAAACGAACTAGATAAGGAATTTGAAAATGCTAGTGAAGTATAATCCGTTTTCAATTAAAAAGGATGATATTGACGCCTGGGGATTTGTGATTGCTGAGGGCACTTATCGAGATGTAACGATTCAAATTAATAACCTAGGTATTAAAGATAATAGTAATGACTTTGAATTAGATTTTCATATTATATCTAAACCAGACACAATAACAGATAAAGATTTACAATCAACAACCTTTAATATTGTAGTGGAAAATATCTTAAATGATATTATAAAAAATGCATTGGATGAATATGAAAATAGAGAAAGTAATAATTCAAAATCTGATTAGTAATGAAAATTTTATGAGAAAAGCAATCCCGTTCTTAAAACGGGACTATTTTACTGATAATATAGAACAAAAGTTATTTGATTATATAAAAAATTTTATTGAAAATTATAACACTTTACCCAATACAGATGTGTTGATTGTTGCAGCTCAAAATGATAAGCAGTTGGGTGAAGAATATTACAAAAATGTAACTGACTATATACTATCTTTAGGTTCAGATGATACGCCTTTAGAATGGTTATTAACTGAAACTGAAAAATTTTGTAAGGATAAAGCAATTTATAATGCAATTTTAGAATCCATAAGTATTATAGACGGAAGAAATAAAAATTATTCTACTGATGGAATACCCCAATTATTACAACAGGCTTTAGGTGTTTGTTTTGATAATGCTGTGGGGCATGATTATATTGAAAATGCTGAAGAAAGATTTGAATCATATCATAAAGTAGAAACAAGAATTCCTTTTGATTTAGATTATTTTAATAAAATAACGAAAGGAGGTCTTCCAAATAAAACACTTAATGTCGCTCTTGCTGGAACTGGTGTTGGAAAATCTTTATTCATGTGTCATGTGGCAGCATCTACATTGTCCCAAAGTAAAAATGTATTGTATATCACACTTGAAATGGCTGAAGAAAGAATAGCAGAAAGAATCGATGCGAATCTAATGAATATTACTCTTGATCAGTTAAAAGATTTGCCTAAAAATATATTTGAAAATAGAATAGATAAAATTAAAAATAAGACAAATGGTAAATTAATAATAAAAGAATATCCCACAACAGGTGCACATGTAGGACATTTCAAATCTTTATTAAATGAACTTCAGCTTAAAAAACAGTTTAAAGCTGATCTAATAATTATAGATTACTTAAATATATGCGCTTCTTCTAGATTTAAGTCTGGATCTAATATTAATTCCTATACATTAATAAAGAGTATAGCTGAAGAATTACGAGGCATGGCGGTTGAAGTGAATGTTCCTATTTTATCAGCAACACAAACTACCAGAGGTGGGTATGGTAATACTGATGTAGAACTAACAGATACGTCTGAATCTTTCGGATTACCCGCGACGGTAGATTTAATGTTTGCTTTAATAACCACAGAAGAACTCGAACAATTGAATCAAATAATGGTTAAACAACTTAAAAATAGATATAATGATCCTACAATAAATAAAAGATTCGTTATAGGTATTGATAGAGCAAAAATGAAATTATTCAATCT